GCATATTTCCAGCAAATCAGCGTGCATATATTTCTCATGTGCTGAGATTCTTTGTGCAAACTCAACAACATCGTCAGGCGATATATACATTGTTGTTATTTCTGACTTGTCACCATGTGCAATATTGTGGCCTGTCACATCCTCAAACAAATCCTCAATATCTTCGCGTGTCATGACTGCCCCCTTGCTCTGATTTTTGCGGCAAATATGTGATCATGCCCGTAATGTTCGTATTGTTCCTCGCAAACCTTCGCACACTCCTCCCGCTCATGCGCGGCGACAAGGGCGGCGAAGCGTTCAAAGTTTTCCAGTATGCCGCTCTGCTCTAATCCAGTCATATTTGCTAGTTCTGCCAATCGTATGACTTCATCGCGTGTCATTCCTTCCCCCTTGCCTTGGCGATTGCGGCGCGTGCTTTTGCCAAAACGGGAAGGCTTGCATCTCGTTGATCTTGGATTAACGTTTCCAGTGCCTCCAGCAGATCAGGCGCGGCTGCTATCAATAAAGCATCTGCTTTTTTATCATCATCGTCTTCAAAACATAAACCGCATATTAACCAGTCCCTATCTTTTACCTTTACGTCCCATCCAAATGTTAGGCGTGTTGTTATTTCCCAAGGCCCCGGTGTGTGACTCATTGCTCTACCCTCACATATACTTTGATTGCGCCTTCAAAAGGCATTGATGACAGCGGTGTACTCCACTTCTCCCCTCGCGCTGCATAAGCGTGCAACTGCTCACGCCCATATTCATGCACATAACCGATATGAACCATATTCCGCTCTTGCAGCATATCCCTGCATTCTTCCAGCAGCGCCATGTCATGCTTGATCAGGATCTCCTGTATCAACTCCATGGCGTTCTTGCTCAGATCTGTTGCTGCCTCTCGCAGCTTTTGCTTGTTCATTTGCGGCGATCCTCAATCAACGAATCAATCAACGCACGCGCCCGGCGCAGCACATCAACGCTGCCGTCCCAGCCGGCGTGGTAGTCCATCAGCAGCCCGCCATTGTGCATAGCCACCAGCCGTACATAGGAGGCGGTGGGCAAAGCGGTGGGCATAGAGGCCGGATCAGGTGGGCAAAACTGGTAATGATGCCCGTCGTTCCCGTTTTGTCCGATGATGTCCATGCGGCGCTCGTCCGGGTGATAGCACTCGCCGCTGCACTCGCCCACGGGGTAAGAGCAGGTGGCAACGCCACAAATCTTGAAAGCTTTCATTCGCATTCCACCTGTCCGGCGCGGTACTCGGGCCAGAGGCCGTCTGCGACCATCTGACAATATTTGTCATGTTCGCCCTGCTGGTCGTCGACATCCATTGAGCCGACAATGCCGAACGCCAGTGCAATGAAAATGGCCGCCAGCAGGTGGTTTTTTGTATCGTTGTTCACTTTTTTTCCTTCGTTTGTTGGGTTTGGTTGATTGCATCAGGACACCCATGACCAACAATAACACGGTATCCGCAAGATTCAAGGTACTTATGCCACTCTTTTTGTTCAGGGCTGAGCCGCCCCCCATTGGCCCGCTTCATCTCGATCCACAGGCCCCATGCCGGGATGAACAGGTCAGGCACGCCTGGACTGACGCCTTCCGCCTTGAGCCGGCTGGCGGTTGCCGGGGATCGAGCGCCGCCGTTGGGTATCGCCATGATCCGCACATCAGGGTACGTCTGACGGAACCACCGGACGTACTCGCGCTGCTCCTCATGCTCTGTTGGTGCCCGGTCGGCTAAAATGGCACTTCTGGAAACCAATCTTCGCATACGTCAATTTCTCTGGTGAATTCGTCTGGCGGGGCAATTTTGAACTTAGAGCATAGCCCGTCATCAGAGAAATCCCAGCAGGTATGGCAGCAGCGCGGAGGCTGCATAGATTTTGCCTCGCGATAAATCAAAACGGCATCAGGCGGCTTGGGGCGCATAGTTCCTCCTCAACACTCGGTGATATTGGCCGTCCATTTTGTACTCTATCTGGGCTGGCGGCTTTGCAGCAGTCAGTCGTCTGGCTGTTTCCTCCATGTCCTCGGAAGGCGTGACGTTACAGTCCAGCAGGTACTTGCTGACGATGTTCCTGGCCTTGCCTCCGGCTATACCGTCATGCAGGACGGTCAGGTATTCCCTGATGACAGGATCAGACAGGCCGCCGTAATAGGACACCACCAGCATTTTTTTGCCGTTCTTTTGGCTGGTCTGCACGCGCCACGTCCATGAGCTTACGTTCATGGTCTTGCCGCCAAGCCCCATAATGTCATCGTCGTGCAGCTTGAGCTTTTTGGCCTTTGGCTCAGGGAAAGGCGTACCGCAGGCCGAGCATTGCCGGGCAGATAAATGCACCAGTTCGCCGCAGGCATCGCAGACTTTGACAGGTGCTTCGCCATTGCCGGAGCCGCCTTTGCTTGGCGGTACCACAGCAGTGATAGGACCATGAGTTGCTACTACGCCAGCGAAATCTAGCACCAGGCAGTGGTCGGTGTGGCTCTTGGGGCGCATACCTCGCCCGGCCATTTGGACGTATAGGCTCGCGCTCATGGTGGGGCGCAGCATGGCAATAAGGTCAATGTCGGGGTAGTCAAAGCCGGTGGTCAGTACGTTGGCGTTGGTCAGCGCCCGGAGCTTGCCGGCTTTGTATTCGCTGATGATGCGCTCGCGTTCAGCCTTGGGCGTCTCGCCGGTGATGCAGGCGGCAGGTATGCCGTGGACGTTGAGCATGACCGATACGCTTTCTGCGTGATCCACACCAGCACAAAAGAACAGCCAGGCTTTGCGCTCGCCGGCCAAATTAATGACCTCTTTAACAGTCGCCACGTTATTAACGTCTGTGTTAACAGCTTTTTGTAGCTCTGCCTCAATGTACTCGCCGCCCCGCTTATGCACGCCAGAAACGTCTAATTTGGCGCTGGTGACTTTAGAGCGCAGCGGCGCTAGATAGCCTTTATGTACCAGCTCCTCAATGCCCACCGGCTCAAGCAGGGCGTCGAATAGGGCAGGCTTGTCGGTAATCAGGCCGTGACCTAGTCGGTATGGCGTAGCCGTCAGGCCGATGACCCGAAGGTGCGGATTGATAGCCGACAATGCCGCCAGCAGTTTGCGGTATCCGCCTTCATCCTTGTGCGATACCAGATGACATTCGTCGATGATGACCAGATCCACATGCCCAAGTTCGGACGCCTTGTTTCGGATCGACTGAATGCCGGCGAAGGTAATGCAGTCCATCTGCTTTATGCCAATGCTGGCCGAGTAAATGCCAAGCGGAGCATCCGGCCAGTGCTGGCGCATCTTTTCGGCGTTCTGTTCTATCAGCTCTTTGACATGCGTAAGCATCAAAATTCGCGTCTCGGGCCATTCCTGCAATGCGCTTTTGCACAATGCCGCGACAATATGGCTTTTGCCGGAGCCGGTCGGCATGACCACGCATGGATGACCGGCGTGTGTGGCAAGCCATTTATAAAGTTCGTCGATGGCGCGTTGTTGGTAGTCTCTAAGCATTCCAAGTCCATCCACTGATAATTCTACACACCGCCGACTGGCTGATTTTGAACTGTTCCGCCAGTTGTTTTTGCGTAGCTTGTCGCGAGAAATACAGGTCGCGGATGCGTTGTGCATCCTCGCGCTTCAGGTGCCTGTAATGACTTTTTGGTTTGTATGGCTTCATCCCACCACCTCGCCACCAAAAGCCGCACGCATTGCCTGCGCGTCTGAGTTGGTGCAGAGTTCTGGATTGGCAATCAGTTCGGCACTGGAAAATGTCACCGCATCCTTGCGGCCATTGCGGATATGCAGACCGTTGATGTTAAACACCTGCACATCATCATCAGGGATTGTCTGCCACGGCACCATGTGATTGTGCAACGCATGATCCTCGCAGCCTGTGCGCTGAAACTCGACCGGAATATCATCAGCGCCGTGACGCTCGCAGCGCCATGTGCCGTCATCCTTGGCCGTAGACCACGCGCAGGTGCGGCAGTTGACCTGCTTGGTAAGTTTGGTTTTGTGGCAGAACTCATGCGCCGCGCAAAACTTGCATTGATACCAGCTTGGGTTGGTTGAGATAGGCGGTGGCATTTCATCTGCCAGAACTATGCGCTTGCCGCGTTCTAGTATTTTTTGAGCATGGTCGGCGTCATACTTTACGCGCTCGGTATAAATCCTGTCGTCGTCTTTGCAGATCGCAACATACAGCGCGCGGTCAATGCCCGGCGTGTTGATGCCGGTGCCCATGATTGTGCCGAGCATATACAACTGCATTTGCGTCCAGTGCTGGGGCTTGCTGCTGGCTACTCCGTTTTTCAGTAAATCCTCAAACGATTTGAGGCTGTGGGTTTTGAATTCCACGATGTGGCGCTTCTGCGGCGCTTCAGGGACACCATACTCGATAATGCCATCAAGGCTACCGCTGATATGGCAGCCGAGGCTCACGCGGCTTTGTGCGCCTTCTGTGCTGTGAATGGTCACGCCAGCGGCGCGAAGGTCTGCAACGATGGTAGCCTCCTCGTTGCGGCCACGGCGGAACAGCCGCAACACGCGTCCGGGGAATTTTTCCACCACGGCCCAGCGGAAACTAAGCCACAGCCAGCGGTCACAAGGATGACCCAACTGGCTACAGCCCATGTGCGGGCGTGGCGGTTCCTGTTGCGCCTCATGCGCTGCGTCAATCAACGATGCCAGCGTGTGCATCGGTTCTGGAATCTTCATTATTTGTCCTGCGGTTCGAAATCGGTTTGCAGTAGATGCCCCGGCGAACCGGGGCGAGGTCACTATATCACTTTTTGGCCCAGGGTGGCTGTTTGCCAGCCGGGGCGGCAGCCGGTGCAGAAGGCGGCACAAAGGCAGGCGCCGGGGCGGCAGAGCCTTGCGTGGACCGCCAGCCTTTCACCTCGTTCTGCGCTTCGTAACCGTTCTGCGCTTCGCGGATCGCCACCTTGATGCCCATGGTGAGGCCGATGAGCTGGTCGGTGTCGGTCACACGCGCGATGCCGGTGGCACGCATGATGTCGCCCAGTTGCTGGCGGCCGATTTCTTCGGCCTTTGGGTTGGCATTGCGGATGTTAATGTTGCCCCACACCAGTCGGCCCTGGTGCGTCGGGCCGAGGATGCTGTACTTCACAGCAATCATCTGGCCGCCTGTCTTCGTGTCGCGGAGTTCCGCGCCGGCCACGGTGGCGTCGTACCAGCCGGGCGGCAACAGGTCATAAGATTTGGTGCTTTCGGGAAGATCGTTCAATTCAATCGCTTGGTCTAAGAATGCCATGTGGATTACTCCTTGATGGTGATGGTGAAAGATGGACGGCCGGGCGTGACAGTGATGGCGTCCGCCAGTGCGCTGGTGATAGACGGGTCAGTGGCCTTCCAAGCCTTCATGTCGATGTCTGGCTTCCACCTGAACAGCGTCGAGAGGTGATCCGTCAACCCAGCCTCGGCGGCAAGCTCTTGGAGCTTTTCGGAATCGACCTTGCGGTTGAGGCGGCCAACAGCTTTGATGACGTAGTTGCCATCCTTGCGCGTAACGGTGCTGTCCAGCTCAGGCGACAACTCCATGACCAGCGCAAGGTGATCCTCGATGGCCCGGCGCTTTTCAACAGCCACGCGCTCGGCTTCTTTGGCTTCCATCCACGCGGCAGACAGCTCGTCGATGTTCATTTTGAGCAGGCTCATTTGGCACCTCCGGTGATCTTGGTGATGATCGCGCCAAGGTCTGGGCCTTCCCACGGTGCCAATTTGCCGCTGCGATCCTTGGCAACCCACAGGCCATCAGAGTCAGTCATCAGCGCCCGCTGGGTGTTGCCTTCGGCGTCGCGCTCAACCCGGAGGGCCAGCACTTCGTCAAAGAAGTAGGGCAACTGCTGGCCGGTTTTGTTACCCGGCATCGAGGGCGAATACAGGATGCGACCCATTTCGTCTTGGGCCTTTTCCAATTTGGCCGACATATAAACGTGCTTCGGCAGGTCGCGGAAGGCGCGGATGATGTCGGCCATCTGTTCCTGCATTGCACCGTAGGCTTGCCTGGGATCTTTGGTCGCCTTCTTTTCGGCGTTCAAACAGACCTCGGCAATTTCCGATATGGAATCCAACGCGATGCTGGCGTACTGTGCAGCCTCGGCGCTATTGGAAAGCCACTGGTAGGCTTCGCGCAGGGTCGCCATGGAATCGACCTCTATAAAAGGCACGTCTGCGTCCTGGATGGACAACAGGCCGCCTTCGGCCGATAGGACGATCGGATTGGGGAGCGTTGGGATCAGGCTTGTCTTGCCAGCCCCGGCCGCGCCGTAGGTGAGAATCTTCACAGCGTCGGCCAAAGCCTGACCGCTGCGCTTAACTTTTATGGCCATTTTCGTTCCTCATTTGTACGCCAGTCGGGGAATCCGGTCGGCGGTTTGGTCATTTCAGACCACAAAGCACACTCTGTCAAATGCGCTTTGGGGTCTGCCCCGGTCTGGCCGGGGCGTGGTGATTAGGCAGCGGCAATAGCCGCGTTAAATGCTTCGTAAAGGTCGCAGGCGTTTACGCCATACCAGCGAGCCGTTGCTCGGATGGAGTTGTCTGAAGGGCGGGCAGGTTCTTCAGGACATTCGTTAATCATGAATTTGTAATTATCGATCAGCTCAGCCAGTGCTTTTTCAAATGATTCGGTGGCGGCGTTTTCCATTTTGTTATCCTCGTTTGGTGCCGGTCGGCCATTCCGGTCGGCATAGGGAAATAGTATACCTGCCCATGAAAGGTGTCAACCTATATTTTCATCTTTAGGTTAAGGATGTTATAGTCTATCCTTGATTCCGCACCTAATAGGAGGCTATGCGATGACAACCCAACAGGCGATTATGCACTATGGTTCCATTAAGGCGTTGGCTGATGCTCTGGGCATTTGGCCGCAGGTGATCTACCGTTGGGGTGACAACCCGCCGATGGCTCGCCAGTACGAACTACAGGTCAAAACTAACAACGCTTTGAAGGCTGATAACAAAAATGGCTGATCTAACCCATATCTTTGGTGGCCCATGGTCGCCGCCCCCATTGCCACCAGAAAAGCGCATTGACCCGCCAGAAACGCAGCTCAGGGACGCCATGATCCGGGCCGGGCTACATGCTCCGGATCAGATCATCCTGGATGGCAACTTGCATCGGTTTGCCTCCGGCACCAAGGGCCGACCAGGTCACGGCGACAAATCCGGCTGGTATGTGGCCTACGGCGATGGTGTGCCTGCCGGGGCGTTTGGCTGCTGGCGGTCTGGCATCGAGGTCACCTGGAAGGCAGACGTTGGCCGCCAGCTCACCATGCAGGAGCATCTGGCCCAGCTCAAGCGACTGGAGGAAGCCAAACGCCGCCGGGATGCCGAGAGGCAAAAGGCGCAAGAGGTCGCTGCCAACAGCGTTGATATCATCTGGTCAAACGGCGTCGGGGCCGCGCCAGATCATCCATACCTGCAACGCAAGGGCATCGGGGCGCATGGGGCCAGAGTGACAGGCGATGGCCGGTTGATGGTTCCGCTGTTCAATGCCGATGGTCGGCTATGCAGCCTTCAATACATTGATGCTGATGGTGAGAAACGCTACCACGCTGGCGGCGAGACAGGCGGTGCATACTGGTGGATAGGAGCGATGGAGGAAGGCAGGACAGTTTACCTGGCCGAAGGCTTTGCCACAGCCGCCACCATTCACGAGGTCACCGGCCAGCCGGTGGTGGTCGCTTATTCCGCCAGCAACCTAGTCCCGGTGGCAGGGATGCTACGCGAGCAGGTCAAGGCCCCCATCGTCATAGTGGCAGACCATGATGCTTCCGGCGTGGGCCAGCGGTATGCCGAGCAAGCCAGCGCCAAACACGGCGTCCGGTTTGTGGTTCCGCCCATGCAGGGCGATGCCAACGACTACAGAGCAGCAGGCCACGATTTGGCCGCATTGCTTGCGCCACCGGCAACGGACTGGCTGATACCGGCCGACACCTTCAGCGAGGCCCCAGCGCCGCTACGGTGGCAGATTAAGCGCTGGATACAGGCCGAGGCGCTGATCATGGTGCATGGGCCATCCGGCGGTGGAAAAACATTCCTCGTGCTGGACTGGGTATGCAGCATGGCCGGCCAATTGCCGGAATGGTTTGGTCACAAGATCCACCCCGGGCCAGTCGTTTATTTGGCCGGCGAAGGACACCACGGCCTGCGTGGGAGGGTAGCCGCGTGGAAGCACCACCATCAGGTCAAGAGCCTGCAAATGTGGTTGAGCCGCGAGGGCTGCGACCTCAACACGCCAGAGGGATACCTTCGGGTGGTCGATAACGTCCGGGCGCTTCCACAGCGGCCGGTGCTGATCGTAGTTGATACTTTGCATCGGTTCCTGGCAGGCGATGAGAACAGCGCCCAGGACGCAAAGACAATGCTGGATGCTTGCGGCAACCTGATGCGGGAGTTTTCCTGCTCGGTGCTTATGGTGCATCACACTGGCGTGTCTGATGAGGCCCAGCACCGGGCCAGAGGTTCCAGCGCATGGCGTGGGGCGTTGGACATCGAAATCAGCGTGGTGCCTGCCAAGGACGACGACCCGATGCAGATCATCCAGCGCAAATCCAAGGACGCCGAACTGGCTCCGGCGCTCACCGCCAGGCTGCAAGCCGTCGAGATACCAGGCTGGTTTGACGAGGACGGCGAGGCCGTTACCAGCGCTGTTTTGGTATCGACCGAGGGCGAGACAGTGGCCGCACCACGCAACAAGGGGTTGGAAAAGCATCGACGGATGTTTGAAAACGCATGGTGGTTTGGTGGCGCGCAGATCGAACGCGGGCTTCCCTATCTGGCCCGAAATGACCTCATGCGATACCTGATGGAAAAGGTCGACATGAAAGAGGCGTCGGCTAAGCTTTATTGCAAACCTGCCGCCAAGGGGAAGGTTATTTGCGAGCTGATCCTGTCCGAAATGATCGAATCGACCGACGGCGGATGGCTGGTAATTGATCCAGTTCAGGCCAGCGCGATGATGATCAGGAAGAACGAAGACTAGTTATCCACAGAGTTATCCACAGGCATGATTGGGTATAGGGTGGTAACAAAAGGTAACTTTACGGTAACTGTTACCGGCAGTTACCGGGGGCAAAAATGGGGGTAACCGGTAACGAACGGTAACTACTACCCTTAGGGTAGTTACCTTCTGTTACCACCCCCATGCGGCCAAAACGGCTACCAAAGGTAAACGATGCGTTTACAGCGGAAATAGAACAAAAAAAAGTTATCCACAGGACGATGAGGTTGAACGATGAAAGAGTGGGGCGAGGACTCAATCGCAGGGCAGTTACTCAGCAAGGCGCGGCCCGTCATGGCGACGCAGACGGCTATCAAGATCAAGGACGCCGAGCGCGAGGAGATTTGGAGTGCGGTGGAGTTATTTAAGGCCAGAGGGGGTGAGATCGAAGTCATACCCTACGGCGTCTCCAAGGACAACCAGCTCAGGCGCATGAGGGCGAATGAGCTTGAGATGGTCAGCATGAACGACCTAGCCGAGCGCTGGGGCGTACATTGGAGGTCTATGCCGCTTATACTGGCGAAATGGCCTACACTCATTTATGTCATGCGGGAGCAGGTACGATGGTACTCCATCGAGGACATCTTAAGAATCGAGCAGACCCCGGAGTACAAGAGGGTCCGGCCGATCAACCCGGAGCACTGATGCGCGTACTCGACGCCGTGGCAATGGGCGTCGTACTGGTGGCCTTTGCCGGAGTGCTGGCAGTAGGCGTTACCTTCAACATCCTGAAAGATGCGGTTAAAGATGACGAACCCAGCTGATACAGTCCATCAATGGCCTATTGAGCGGTTAATACCATACGCTCGCAATAGCCGCACG